CACGCACCAAATCACATTTACTTATAATTCTTTTTTTATATTACGCAACTGGGAACAATTACCCATAGATTTAATTCCAGTGGGGACTATCACCACATTGTCAAGTTGCAAAATGGAAATCCTTAGTAAATACAAACATTTTAATTGGCACGGTTTCTGCGGTGTAATACATGTTATGTTTATTAAACGTATACTCAAAATTGGGCTGGTGGCTATTGTGGCGTCAGCGTTAACAACCTTGCAGGCACAACCTGCTCCTAAACCCGACAAACCCGACAAGGAGAAACCCGAGAAGGGTAAGTGGAACAAAGAGAACATGAAGAAGCGCCTCAAGGTTGCCTTTGAAAAACGTAGTAAACGCCATAGAGACGCCAAGAAACGTGGCCACAAGGTTCATGATCGCAAGAAAGGCGGAAGCTTTGGGAAGCTTGTGAGAGACGACGCCAAGATCAAAGAGCTAAAGGAGGCTTTTGCTGCGGCCGCTAAGAAGGGCTACAAGGGTTTTGATAGGAAAGCATGGAAAGATGCCACAGACGACGAAAAGAAGGCCCTTAGAGAGAAAATGGCCGCTGGGAGAAAAGAATGGTATGAGAAGATGAAATCTCATCGTGAGGAAGTCGGCAAGCGCATTAAGGAAATCCGCAAAGAGTTTAAAAATAACCGCGACAAGGTTATTGACGGAAACGATCCGGGCGAATGAAAGGGTAATAATCTTATTATACAATATCACAGACCCTATTATATACCATCGAGCATAGCGGATAGGGATCTTAAGTCTACCATGGAGACTAACTGGGAACTAAAGATACCGCGAAGTAAAGTAGGAATGATTATAATAAGGAGACCCGCACATCAAGGCGGTGACATTATAATAAGATAAACTAAAAGCCCCGCTTTCGCGGGGCTTTTTTGTTCAGGGGTAACCCAAAATATTAATACAAGTCCGAATAATTTATTGTGGCGTCGGTGGAACTCACCTTAATGCCATACTTTTTTGCTGCGGCTTTAATTTTTCTAAGGGCCGCTTTTTTAGCCTCGGCGCTAATATCTGTTTGGGAAAGCCTCGCTAAAGCATTTCTAACGTGAGCCGCATCGGGGATAGGAAGATGTCGAAGGGAACGCGGAACGGTTTTGCCGCTCGCGTCTTTTTTCCCACCGGGGCCAATGTAGGCAAAATCCGAATCAGGCAAGTCATTTTTGGATCTGGTACCTATCTTAGCACCCTTGCTTCGTTTGTCGTATTTTTCGTCTTTCTTTAAATCGTGAATTTCAGCTCTTTTCTTTTCTGAGGGTTCCCCCTTTTTAAGTTTTTTGATTTTGCTTTTGTCGTCCTTAACCGCGTCTTTTTTGTGTTCACCTTTTTCTTTTTTGGTGTCGCGTTTAAGTTCCTTGGTATCTACCTTTTCCCATTGCTTTTTAGTTTTGTGGGCTCCTGTTGATTCTTCCTTGGGGACACACTTTTTCTTGTCGTCGCTTACTTTGTATCCCGGTTTGCATTTGGGTGGATATCCTGCTTTTTCGTCAGCGAGAAGGCCTTCTTCCTTATACTCAAGGATTTGTTCTGTAAAATCGATCTCTTTCATTTCATAAATCTTTACACTTATTTTTTCCCAAATGGTATTAATTTAGGCTATTTTATATTTCACTCATAACTTTTCTTCAACAATTACATTAGTTTAGTGTAAAATACAATTGATGCCGAAAGTAAAGAGCACAAGGGATTTCGAGTCTCTTGAAATTTTGGACGGGAAAGTGAAAGTTCACCAGAGGGAAACCCTCAAACACAAAGATACCTTTTATATAGATGAACTCAACTGGACAGAGAAACAAAAAAAATTCATTGATATATCCCTTAAAAAAAGTACTAGGGTAATTTTATGTAAGGGTCCAGCGGGAAGTTCAAAAACCCTTATTGCGGTTTATTCCGCGCTTAACCTGCTTAATCTCAGCAAGGTTTCAGACATTATATACATGCGATCCGCAGTCGAAAGTTCTGACTCAAGATTGGGGTTTTTACCGGGAGACGCAGACGAAAAACTTCATTATTATAATTTGCCCTTTATGGACAAATTGGATGAGCTTCTACACGAGACGACAGTCAAGAAACTACAAAAAGAAAAAAGGGTCTCTATTCACCCCGTAAACTTTGCCCGAGGCATGAGTTGGAATTCTAAAGCGGTGGTGTTGGACGAAGCCCAAAACAGTTCCATAAGAGAGATAGTTACTGTTTTAACAAGAATAGGAAAATTCTCTCGGGCTTTTATATTGGCTGACCCTATGCAAAGCGACCTTAAAAATGGTCAAAGAGGAGGATTTGAGAAAATTTTTCATATTTTTGATAATGAAGAGAGTAGACAAATGGGAATTGAAACTTTTGAGTTTGCGACGGAAGATATCGTTCGGTCGGAGTTGACCAAGTTTATTGTAAGCAAGGTGGCGTTATGGGAAACTATTTGATCTGTTTGCTGATTAAACCAGCAAGAACGGAGGAGAACTTTCTTACTTCCCTTTCGGGTTTGTCCCAAAAGAAGGCGTGGGTGACTTCTTCTATTAAGGTACTTATTTTTCTACGTTTTTTGAGCTTTGGGTCTACTAAAATTTTTGGATTATCTAGTTCGGGGGAGTAACACAGCCCATCAGCGTTATAGGTGTGGTGGGGTTTTTTCCATACAAGTTCATATTCTATCCCGTCAGAATTCTTGAACTTGATTTTTTCCATATATATAGAATATACACTTTTTTTGAAAAATCAATTTTTTTTAATAAAATAGTGTAATAACCTAAAATGAAAGTGTATTGTCCAACTTGTGGTTCAGGAACCAGTTACGCAGCAACAAAACCTAAATTTTGTAGTTCGTGTGGGGAAGCATTTTCCGCATTAAACAAAACCCCAGCCAAAAGGGTTTTCAAGACTGATCCTCGAAATCCTGTAGCTATGATTCGGGAGGAAGTGGAGGAAGAAGAATTTGAGATGCCCAATATGGATAAACTTGATATAGATATTAATGCATCCCGATCATTCAACGTTACATCCTTGAAGGATTTGGCCGGTTCCGATCAGGAGGGGGTTAGTGATGGTTATATCAGGGAAGCGGATCCTACTTATTCTAAAGAGTCTTTTGCTGAAGACTTTATGAAAGACGCGGGACCATCTCGAAACCATGAGCAGGCGCAAAAAACCTAAATTTGAAGATTTAATTGAACAAATAGACTTAGAAATAAGAAAAAGAAAATCCAAATGGAATTTGACAGCGCTTGCGTGGATGGATTTTGATGACGTTTCTCAGATTTTACGAATTCACATCTTTAAAAAATGGCATTTATATGATAACCGGAAACCTCTTAATCCGTGGATTAATCGTATAATTTCCAATCAAATCAAAAACCTCATCAGGAACAACTATGGGAATTATTGTCGTCCATGTTTAAAGTGCGCCGCAGCTGAAGCGAGTGACTTGTGTTATATCTACGGAAAACAATCAGGGGCATGTCCCCTCTATGCAAACTGGGAGAAAACCAAAAAACAAGCCTATAACGCAAAATTGCCCGTTTGCATAGATGATCATTCACACGAAATAAATGCAACGGAGTATTCAGGGATCGATGTAATATCCATGATGGGAAAACTTAATGTCAAACTGAAGTCTGTTTTGAAACCGGCAGAATGGAAGATATATGAGGCTCTTTATATTAACAACATGTCTGAGGAAGATACAGCCACGTTGATGGGATATAAAACTAGCGAAAAGAACAGAGTCCCCGGGTACAAACAAATCAAAAATGTTAAAAAAGCCATAATACAAAAAGTTAAAAAAATGTTAAAAGATGGAGACATTGAAATTTTATGAGTTCCAAAAATATAGACCTTAACGAAGATCAACAACTAGCACTGCTAAACGAATGGAACAATCGCCCTGACGACCCCCCTTATATAAAGGAACTGATCGAGCTTGTTTTTCCGGACCTGCCAGAAGAAGTGAAAGATGGAAGGTCTAAATACGGGAGAGCGGTGAAGAAGTTTCTTGCGGAAAAGAGCCTAAAGGCAAAAGTCTCACACAAGTATTATCCGAAAGAGAAAACCGAGTTAACCGAAGATCAAAAAGAGTTCATATCTAATAACTGCGGCGCGATGAAGCCCATGGAGATGGCGAAGGTTGTTTTCGATGATCCCCGAATTTCTCCTTTGGATTTGAGGTATAGGGTGTTGCTGGAGTTCCTTAACACTATAAATAACAAAGTCAAATATTCTGACGTAACCGACGAGGACGCCATTGTAGAAGGGGGGTATTCTCCCCCCAAATCAGAAGCACGAGCCTTGGTGAGAGTGAACAAGTATGTTTATAATGGAATAGACAAGGAAAAAATAACCCCTAAAATAAAAAGAAATTTGTATACCCTAATTGGATACATGCATACATTTCGTTTTCTTCATCAAATTAGTACTTACAATATTGAGACAGATCGAGAACTATTCGAAAGTAGCTTTGTAAGATATACATGGGATAAACCCGATCTCACTGAAGAGGAGGTTGATCAATATATTGTCCTCTCTGGAGAAGTTGTGATTGCCTCAAACATACAACGACGGGTCGAAAGGTTGCAGCAGCTACTAGATCAGAATGCGGAAGATACGGAAGGTCGAAGAATGGCAATGAGCTTGGTGGAGGCTATCAATACGGCTCAAACAGAATACAACCAATGCGTCAACAGGCAGACCAAGCTACTCAACGAACTTAAAGAAAAGAGAAGTTACCGTATGAGTAAGATAATGAAGGAATCCGCCTCCATATTAAACCTTGTGGAACTTTGGAAAGATGAGGAGTCTAGGCGTAAAATGATTAAGATAGCTGAACTTAGAAAGAAGAACGTTTCCAAGGAAATAGAAAGGTTAACTTCTATGGAGGAAATCAAATCTCGTATTATGGGGATCAGCGAAGAGGAAGTTTTAAATGGTTGAATGTAACGTTTGCAAAAAAGAATTCGAAGAAGACAAGAACCTCCATTTACACATAAAGGCTCACAAACTTTCGATAGGAGACTACTATCAAACCCAGTTTCCTCGTCACGATTTACACTCCAAGGAATTAATAAAATTTAAAAATAAAGAACAGTATCTTTCCGCCGACTTCAACAACAAAAGAAATTTAAAAAGTTGGCTTAAGGGGGTTTCCATGGAAAAAGCCAAAAAGTACTGCAAAGGGCTCCTCACGAAAAGGAAGAGGGAAAAGGGGTTGGTATACACCCCCACCGAAGTAGAGTTACGAACACTTTTAGTTCCTCCTATTTCCTATTATCAAATAATTTTTAAAGACTATTACAAGCTATGCGAAGAGATGGGTTTTAAGAGTAAACTCTCTCAAATTCCACGCACACAGAAGGACGGCAAATTAAAGTTTGAGGAAGAATTTGACGCAGATCATCTTATATATATTGATTCCCGAGAACAGAACCCTTTGCAGATAAAAGATTTTCCTACTAAAGTCAAAGGGTTAAAATTCGGAGACTATTGCCTTAACGACAAAGATAAAACGGGAAACTGTTACATTGAGAGAAAGTCTGTCCCTGATCTTATTGGGACTTTAAGCGCAGGTCTGGAGAGATTCGAAAATGAAATAAAACGTGCACAGGAAGAAGATGCGTATATGGTAATTCTCGTTGAAAGAAAATTGGAGGAGTGTTTGGCATTCAACAAGCTCCCCTATGTCTACAAAAAAAATACTCGGGTAACTCCTGATTTTATTTTTCATAATGTTAGGAAGTTAATTCAAAAATTTCCGCATATTCAATTTTTATTTGTGGATGGAAGAGTAGAATGCGTAAGGATCGTCAAAAAGCTTTTGCTAACCAAAATACTAAAAACCAAATTTGATTTGCAGTTAGCGTACGATTTGAAATTGTTGTGATATGTGGTATTGTCCGGAAAAATATAACCGACCTATTATGGACATAAACAAGGAGTCCCTTGCTTTAAAGGGGCAACTTGGGGATCGCCAAGCCAAAATCACACTAGCTAAATTTCTGCGTTCTAACCTCGGGTTCACCACCGAGCTCTTGTCGGGAATTAAATTGGCCCTCTACCAAGAGATTACCTTAAAGGCCTTCTTTAATCGAAACTTCAGCATGTGTGTATGGGGGCGTGGTTGTGGGAAAACTTTCATCGCGGCTATTTATTGTTTTTTGCAATGCATTTTCGAACCCCGAACGAAGATACTCATAGCGGGGCCCACCTTTCGTACGGCTAGATTTATTTTTAACAATATAGAAAAGATAGTCGAATCAAAGGAAGCTCAAATGTTGGCTCACGCTTTTGGAGCCAAGTCAAAACGTAACGACCAGTTCGAGTGGAGAATAAATGAAGGGACTATTACCGCCATTCCATTAAGTGGAGAAAAGATTCGTGGTTTTCGCGCTAATGTGTTGGTGCTTGATGAGTTTATGTTGCTTCCGGAAGACACCATTAAATCAGTGTTGATGCCCTTCTTGGTAGCTCCTCAGGACATGGCAGAAAGAATAAAGATAAGGGAGATGGAAGATGACTTGATTTCCAAGGGGGACATGAAGGAAAGCGAAAGAATTGTATTTGGAAATAATTCAAAAATGATAGCGTTATCTTCGGCAAGTTACAGCTTCGAGAATTTGTATAGGACTTATAAGGAATGGATGAACAATATTTATTCAGATGAGATTATGCAATCTAGTTATTTTATTTCACAGATGGGTTTTGATGCTATCCCTTCTGATATGATCGATAGCACCGTGATCGAGGAAGCTCGAGGAGGCGGAGCTTCCAGTTCGTCATTTTTGCGGGAATATGCGGCTCAATTTACGGATGGGAGCGATAGTTATTTCAGTGCGAAAAAAATGCATCAGTGTACTATCCCCGATGGAGAAAAGCAGCACACTTTAGTAAAAGGGGAAAAAGACAAGGAATATGTTTTGGCTATAGACCCCAGCTTCAGCAATAGTCCATCGTCTGATTTCTTTGCAATGTCCGTATTGGAATTGGACGAAGAAAAAACCACCACCGCCACATTGGTTCATGGATACGCTGTTGCTGGAGGAGACCTGAAGAACCATATAAAGTACCTTTACTATCTGGTAACTAATTTTAACTTCTCTATGATAATTATAGATAACGCAGGGTACCAGTTTATAGATAGCGCAAATGAATCCGAATTATTTCAAAGTTCTCGTATAAAAATAAACTTTTTTGACTTTAATAGCGACAAGGAGGGAGTGGATTACCAAAAGATGCTATTGGCAGCCAAACGCCAATATAACAAAAAAGAGAACACAATTTGCTTTAAGCAGTTGTTTACTTCCACCTTCCTCCGGGAAGCCAATGAACACCTGCAAGCATCCATAGATCACAAAAGAATATGGTTTGCGTCTCGCACAGCGGCCTGCGGAAGTTTTTTCGACAAGGTGTCGTCTCAGGCGGTTCCGATTAAATTGACGCCCTATGAAGACAAGGGGGATCTAATAGAGTTTCAGGACGACATAGTTTATCAATCAAAAAAACAGTGTGCTCTAGTTGAGGTTAAAACAACAGCAAAAGGCACACAAACCTTTGATTTACCGCAACACCTCAAAAGAAGTACCGCCACTAATAGAGCTAGAAAAGATAACTATACCACTTTAATGTTGGGGAACTGGGCTATTAAGTGCTATAATGATCTTAAAAATACCAAGGTGGCCCAAGTTAATCATACATTTACTCCCAGAATGATAGCTTAGGTGTAATTTTAAAGTAAAAGATGGCGGTAAGGAAGAAAACGGAACAAGGTGCGGAACCTTTAATGGCTAAGCATGAAACTGTAGCTAGTTCTACACGGACGCGGAGGAACAGGGCTGCTGACATTGTAAGGACTGACCGCTTTAGGAATATCGAAAACGGTATGATACCGTTTAAGTATTCACGAGGAGTTTCCAATAATTCCAATATCGAAGTACGGGATACTATTATATTGTGTCAAAAAGCCTATTATAATTTCTCGGTTTTCAGGAATACTATTGATTTGATGACTGAGTTTTCCATTAGTAATTTATACTATACGGGAGGAAGTCGTAAATCTAGAGAGTTTTTTGAAACACTTTTTAGTAAAATAAATATTGATGATCTTCAAAGTAGATTCTTCCGGGAATATTACCGTTCTGGAAATGTTTTTATTTATCGGTTTAACGCTAAGATGGAAAAGGCTGATGCTTTAAAAATCAACCAAACTTTTGGCTTAAGTGAGGCCAACGAGAACATCGAAATTCCTTCAAAGTATATAATCCTTAACCCTTCTGATATCCAACTTCAAGGAAGTATAGCTTTTAGTAGCGGGGTTTATTACAAGGTGATCACCGATTATGAACTGCAAATCTTACGAAATCCACAAACAGACGAACAAAGGGAAGTGTTTGAAAGCCTGCCAGAAGAAACTAAGAAACTAATAAAGGATAGCAAGAATGTTGGAATGGCTGCCGTCACGATTCCGCTTAATACCGATAGGCTAGTTGCTGTTTTCTATAAAAAGCAGGACTACGAACCTTTTGCCGTACCCATGGGGTATCCAGTGTTAGAAGACATTAACTGGAAGCAGGAAATGAAGCAAATGGACATGGCCGTTGCGAGAACTACCAATCAAGCCATTCTCCTGATAACAATGGGGACCAAGCCTGAAGAGGGAGGGGTGAACCAAAAAAATCTGATGGCAATGCAGAAGCTCTTCGAAAACGAATCCGTGGGTCGAGTGTTAATTTCTGATTATACCACCGAGGCAAAATTTGTTATTCCCGATATAGGTAATATTTTGGATCCGAAGAAATATGATGTTGTTAATCAGGATATTCAA